GAGAGTTGATCTTCTCGTAGTAATCGTCAGATTGCGGGTTGACGCCCTGTTTGACAAGTTTTTGGTGCAACCCCAGCGCAAAACTTGTCATCTCATCGTCTTCTCCAAACCACTTATTCTTGGATTGCCAAGCTGTAGCCCGAGTGTCAACAGACGGTTCTGGGGTGTTGTATGCAGTTTGTACATCAAAACTATCGTCCTGTAAAGGGGGTATCGTGATGTTTTTTACGCGATCTGCTTTTAGCGTAGCGTTTGTAAGTGCTTCTTGCGCTTCTACAAGGGCTTTCGAGTCCCCTGCTTCGTACGCACGTCGGTACTTACCCTTTGCACTAAGAAGTTCTTGGTCAACCTGTTTCTTGGCCTGCTCAAGCAAAACTTCTTGGTTTTTGTTGACCGTACCTTTAAGCTGTTTGTTTTCTGCAACAAGCTGCTGGGCGTAGCGCAGCGCCTCTTGACGCTCACGTTCCGCAGATTCGGCGGCGCGGCGTTGATCATGGAAACCTTTGCTGAAGTGTTGCAGTCGTTTCTTGACGCGCTCGGAGTATTGCTCCATCTCGTCGTCGGTCAACTCCATAGGAGCCTTGGACTTTTGCTTGCCCCGATCGTCTTCATCACGATCGTCAACCACTTCAATATCTAATTCAGACTCTTCCTTCTCAGCCCGTTCGGGCTTGGCAGGCTTGTCTTCCTTCAAAGGGTCTGATCGACCCTCGATGGTAATTTCAAAATCACCATTGGCTTTTTCCTTTACACCCTTATCAGCGGCTTCCGCTTTATCGGGATCGGGGAACTCAAACTGTACTTGTTGGAACGCCATAGTTTATTCCTTATGCACGCGTTACGCCACGCGGATCGGCAACAACGGCATCAATTGAGTCGTCGTTCATAAGACGGTACTCAACACCATTTACTCGGACACGGGTGCCAGAGTTAGCGCGGAACACTACGTAGTCACCAACTTTGCACCATGGCCCATCTGGGTAACGGTCTTTGTCGGAATACGCTTGCGCTCCCATGTCGAGTACCAAACCAGTCACAGTCATGAGCATTTCCTCATTGATTGTTTTCTGGGCCTTGATGATTCCCATATCACCGATTGTTTCCTCAATTTGAGGCAGGGCTATAAGCAGCTTATATCCAACGGGTTTTGGAAGTTGTAATTCCAATTCGTCATCGGTAACAGCGGTTTGAACTTCAATTGTCATTGTCTTCATCCTGAGAACGCAAAAGGTCTTGGGTTGTTTGCATGGCAAGTTGGAGACCTCGAATCCTACCCACCACTTCCCGATATTCAGAGTAGTCTTTAGCCCCTCCGTTTGCCAGAAACTGTGTTGCAGAGAGCGCATCCTCTGCATATTTTGCGATCAGCACGTCATAGACGGTTTTAGCCATAAATTACTCCCTACCGCCCGGCATTTTGGGCTGTTGTTGTGGTGTTGCTAACACCTTCAAGGCATCAAGACGGAGGCGCTCTTTGGCTTGGTCTTGCTGGGCTTCCACCCGCATGCCTTCCTTCATCGCTTCAATCTCGACACGATCTTTATCCAACTGCAGTTTCTGTCCTGCAAGTTGTAAATCGGCTTGGTCTTTTGCAGCCTTGCGAGACACTTCCATCTCTTGTATCTTGACCTTGGCCTGCTCCAACTGGAACAGCGGGTCTTGTGCTTGCTGTTGTGCTTGCTGTTGCGCGGCGTTCTGCTGGTGAGCCTGCGTAAGTTGTTTGCCTGCGTCTGCAACAAGGCGTGCAAGCTGAACCTCCATGTCTTCTGGCAACTGCTCGTCTGGTGGAGGCAGTGGCACACCAAGGCGTTCTTCGATTTGCTTGCGGTATGAGAAACCCAAGTGCTCGGCAATGTGTGCTTGCAATGAAGCCATGATCTGCTGTGCCATGGGGTTCTGTCCAATTGTTCCTGCAATCATCGGGTCTTGCATGAACGACGTATGCGTTGCAATGTGTGCATCGTGATCTTGATAGATAAATGCCTTGATCGGTTTGCCAATAAGCGCTGACATGTTTTCAGATACGGGATCACGTGGCTTCTGATCATTAGCCATTGGGATGATCTTGTCTGCGTTCTTGATACCCAACACTTCAAGCATCTGACGATGCAGATATGGCAAGTCGTAAATCTGCGGAGCCTTCTCAGACATCTGGAATGCCGCTTGATACTGCACCACACGTTGTGCCATTGTTGACGCGTTGGGATCAGACACAGGGATGACGTCCACCGACTTGTAGTCTTCGCGGCGTGCGCGTGGGGGGCCTTGCTCTGGCTCGAATGTGTACTCTTCCGGCGCGTAGTCAGCAATGATTTCTTTGAGTAACTTGAACTCTAACTTCATCGCGTAGTGCACGCGTGCTTGTACAGCGGCCATCGGCTTTAATGTGCGCTCAAGCAGTGCAAGTGTTGTACCTACCGGTGCGTTAGCAGACATGTCGCTGATGTTCATGTCGCTGATCGCGCCAAGGCGTCGGCCTTCTTCTGTAATACGTTGTAACAACGCAAGCAGTGTCTGGCTAGGCTCCTTGTATGGGAGCATCATGATGTTGTCTTTGATCGCGCCTGACGGCACGTCTACATCACGGAACTCTCCCGGTGCGATCGGTGTATCGTCACCCTTTACTCGCAGGCCACGAGCCTTCAAGCCACCGGGTAAGTTAGACAGCGTGCCAGCATCCACCAATTGGCGAATAATTGCAGTTCCGGCGCGTGCGTAGCCACCAATGATGTGGATCAAACCTAAGCCATAAAAACCAAAACCGGGCACATACACATAATGCACGAAGTGGTCACGCTTGCGTGTCAACTCATCGTCTGGTTCCCAGTTACGGCGTACAGCAAGAACTTCTTGTGTACCGCGCTCAATAGTCACCACATACGGTTTTGCTAAGTCGTCTTCCTCATCGTCCACACCATCAATGCACAAGTGCGCATGAATCTCAAGCAGTGTGTAGCGCTCGTCGTTAGTCAGCGTGTATCCACCCTCTTCGGCTTTCTTCTTCTCAATGTCTGTGTGAAACGCAATCGGCTCGCCCAAGTCTTTCTTACAGTAGAACCCGCTTGCCATCAAGCGATCCATCTCGTTCTTTGTTTTACGCATCACATGCGTAACACGCTCGGCCTGCTCAATAGTTGACGCACCATAAGGCACGATCACATCTTCTGCTGGAATGTAAATAGCCACTTGACGACCCATTGATGGATCGTAGTACACCTTCTTGAACGCAGAACCTGCAAGTCCCAATGAGTACAGCATGCGCTCATGCTCTGGGCGATACTCCACCATGACGTCTGTCAACTGGTAGTTCATGTCTTCCTTGACACGGGCAGCGGCTTCTTCTTTCTCCTTAGTCACCTTACCAATGATCTTAGTCTTGACAGGGCCAGCAGGCGGAAACGTTTCACTCATTGTCTCGGCTTGAAAGCGGATTGCCGCTTCAGCCAACACTGTGGAGTACACGCCACACGCATCATCCCAAGGCTCGGTGCGCTCTTCGTAGCGAAACCCTAGCACCTCAAGACCTTTGACAAACGTGTCTGACCATTCTTTACGGGATGCTGTGTCGGTATCAACCAACTCAGTCAAGTCACCTGCTAGTGTTGCAAGTGTTCCTTCATCCATGTACTCGGCCAAGTTATCGCTGAACTCACCTTCGCCATCTTCGGCATCGTCAGGCACAAGTGTGATCTCCACACTGCCATCACTAAGAGTCACCATATCTGGATTGACAATGTCAATCTCCATCGCGCCTTCAGCCTCACCTAGTGCGTCAATGCCCAGCGGTGCAGAATAAAGACTCTTGTCTATGTTTGTTGCCATGATTTATCCTCAGTAGTAACCGCCACGACGACGTGACTTAAAGTATTTAATTTCATCGGGCTCGTCAGACGGCAGTCTGATAAACCCACCCTGACGGAATCTCATGAGTGCCATCACTGCAGAGTCCACCAAGTCATCGTTGCTCATGAACGGAAATCCTGCGATCTCCTCCACAACTTCCTCAGCCCAGCGGGTTTGTGGAACCCAGCACAGTTTAGAAGCCACGATGTCTGCCACGGAGTTTAACCGCGCTAACTTATCCCCGCTACCCCTGTGTGGGGTGTACTCTCCCACGGGCATACCCATGCGGCGCAGTTCTTGATACAAGGCAGTTCCCGAAGACTTCTTCTCCACGATGAACGCATCTGGCTCCCAGTCCTTGTATTCTTCCAGCGCCAACTTCTTTAGTTCAGGAAACTCAATCCGTTTTTTGATGGCGTTGAGCAAGATGATGTTGTGGCATCCTTCTTCCTCGTTGAAGAACACTCCCCATGTTGTAAGTGCGGTGTAATCGGCACGGTTGTGGCTCTCGGCTGCCGCGTCCAAACTCATGATCACGTATTCACAGCGGGGCGGCTCGTCTGCCTCCCAGATATTCCACCACTCACGCTTGACAACTGACGCTTCTTCTGATGTAGGATTTTGCTGGTACTGCGCGTTCCACTGGAACGTAGGCATCGAAGCCTTGGTTCTGTACAGTGCTTTGAGGTCAAAGAATTCTGACCACAGAGGTTTTTCGTTGTCTGTACCCTGATTAAAGATAGCAGGAAACTCAACTACCTCGTACTGGTCTGAGTCCTCGTTCTTACCCATGTCCCCCGTGACGCGCCCTGTCAGATCGTTTTGGTGCCATCTGGTTTGGATAATGGCAACCCGTCCGCCCGGCATAAGACGAGTACGGGCTCCGTAAGTAAACCACTCGTAGGCTTTATCGAACACATCAAAGTTTCCATTGATGATGTCCTGCTCATTATGAGGATCATCGACAAGCAACAAATCAGCACCACGGCCAGCCAGAGCAGAGCCGACGCCACAAGCGAAGTATTCTCCACCCATGTTTGTGTTCCATCTTCCGGCGGACTTACTGTCAATGGCAAGGGTGACTGTTGGGAATATTTGTTTGTACTTGTCATTGTCAATAATGTTTCTAACTTTGCGACCAAAGTCCACGGCAAGGTCTGTGGTGTGGGAAACCATCAAAACTTTCTTATTAGGGTATTTACCTATGAACCATGCAGGAAAATAAATAGAGACAAGTTGGGATTTACCGTGACGTGGTGGCATGTTTACGCATACCCTGTCCTTTTTACCCTCAGCAATATCCATTAACAAGTCAGCCAGTATGCGGTGATGCTTACCCACCTTGTAGTCAGGCTGCATGTGTTTGCAGAACTCAATCAAGTCGTCATAACATGCACGGGCAGTCTTGCGGCTGTCCAAAATGTCAGCAATCTTGTCGATCTCAGCCTGTTCTTCAGGCGAGTACGAGTCCAAGTTATCCAGCATCAGCCGGATTTCTTCTTCTGTAAAATCTAAAGTGTCAACTTGGATCAACATCGTCGTAAAAAGGGGTGTTTTCAGCCAAAATTTTGGCTTTTTCTGCTGTTTTTGGCGTATTTAGCCCCAACTCCGCATCCACATCGATGACGTCACCTTCTAGTACAACCTCAGCATCCTGAATTTCAGGCTGGGCAACCAATCTTTGCAGTTTTGCACGTAGTTTTAGGCGTAACTCGTCGGTTGTCTGGTGCGTAATTGTGATTTCTGTCCTGTCGGTGAACAATCCAACGTCTGAAATTTTACCCAGCAACTCCAATGCACGGATTCTGATGCGGGGGTCAGGGTTAATTGACTCCTCAATCAGTCTATTAGTTACTGCATGTCGTATTTCAACCGCATGGTTGACCACTGCACGGCCATATTCATCTAGGTACGACCGAACGTTCTGCAAAGAAGCGGGCATCAACGCTGATGTATTGACGTTGTTGGCTTTTTGCGACGTTGCTTGTGGGTTGGCCGCATACGCTGTAGTTAACGCAGCAGCAACTTCTTTGTCTTCAGATGTTTCTGGGGGAATCTCTAAGCCATGGTCTTGCAACAGTTCGATCGAACGACACGCAGCTTCGGCCCGCTCCCGCAAGTCGACATACGCCATGTCAGGCGTGATCTCAATACCCAGTTCGGGCATTAACTCTAGTTCCATATTTTTCGCAAGTCTTAGTGACCGATGCACCAGTATACACATAGAACAAAATTTTTTGCAATGGGGGGTACTTAAAAAGATGACGGGGGGTGTTTCCTATAAAAACGTAACACCCCGCAGAAACGTACCTGTAACAACATAGGGGGTAGTATGTTATGGTGTGTTACATCACGTCGGCTTTGCTGCAGAGTTAACGTTGTTTGTATTTGGTCTGGGTGGGAATCGTTCGTCTGTATTAGTATACCTATGACAGCCACGGGACTCCTAACCACACAGCGGGGGGTGCCCCATGGGTGGGTCACGCCATAACCCGATTCGGCGCGATAACCCCGCCCCTTGTTAGTGAACTCACTAACAAAACAACACGATCAAATAAGATTCGACACGTTTACCCTTGACATGACAAGTTAACAAGCGTACAGTTCATTCATCGGTTAAGCAATGCGGACACACGAAGCGCGCTGACCCGATACTGTCTCGAAAGGACAATCATGAAAGCAACTAAACTCTCCACGGCCGCCGCTAAACAAATCGGCGTATACGCAACGAAGTCATTGACGGCCGCGAAGGACAAGGTGAAAACGATCGATTTACTGGTCGCGGATAACGTAACGTCTGACATGCTTAAGGCACCGGCCAAGGGCGCGGATACCGCGTTTTTTGATAGCGTCAAGGCGGCCGTTGTGACAGGCTTCACGGCTACGAATCAAGCCCTTTTAAAGAAGGACACGAAAGCCCTGAGCGATCAGCAGAAGTCGGACAAGCGTTATTGGCAACAGCAGATTGGCGCGTTGGTTAACGATCTGTATCGTGCCATGGTGAGACGCGAAGCGCAGGCGGCCGAGAGTAATGGCGCAGGTGCTGACAAGGCATCATGGGAGAGCGTGAAGCGCAAGGTGATCGCTGAGATTATCACGCAGGCGCAATCGAAAGAAGCTAGCACGATCAAGGACATGGCATCCTTTATCAAAGACCTGCAATCTGCACTGGCTCGCATCCCTGCGAAAGCCTAATCTAAAAAGCCCCGCCCTAAAAAGCGGGGCTTTTTTTCGTCCAAAATTTATCCCCATTTCAACCTTGTTAGGGAATTCCCTAACATTTGATGCCAGTTCTCGGAGTAGCGTGGTGCGAAGTTCCTGTGTGTTGCGTGATACGTCAGGCCCGGATCGCAATCGTGTTAGTGAATTCACTAACAAAGTGATGCCAGTTTCTAAAGTAGCGTGGCGTGGCGTGTGTTCTAAAGTTCGTTATTGACTAAGTTCTAATGTAACTTTTTAGTGTGCCGTGTAAAGTTCTTTTTATTTAAATTACTGCGTTGTTATGGTATGTTTGAAAGTTCTTTTTTTGCATAAAGTTCTTATAAAGTTCTTATAAAGTTCGCACTAGGCGCGTACTTTATATTTTCGTGGCAGATTGTTGTTAGTGACGCACTAACAGATTGTTTCATGCCTATGCAATAGTGTATTATCTTATCTAATCTTTATAGTTTTATAAAGTTCTTTTTAGGGTCGGGTAGTCCGAAGGGTAAAATTATTTTCCTCAGAAGTTTTTGATAAAGTTCGCGCTTGACCGAGGGGGCACAAGCAATTCTAGGGAGGGGGTGTATAGGCGACCCTACAATAAACAACCGAACTCATGAGGCAAATCAAGCACTTGCAAAATTACCATAAAGAACTTTATAGGAACTTATACTATTCGATACCATCTGCTACGTATACCCTGTAAACATTGACAAACACCACGTTCTGTGCTATACTATAGGTTGTTCAGTAGGAATTCGCCTACAGAACTATTAGTCAGGTAACCATGTTAGTGAATTCACTAACAACCAACCACGAAAGAACTTATGGGACACAACAGACGACTCAAACCAATCTGCAACCACTGCGGTGATGCGTACTCTGCCAAGCGTGCCAATGCAGGTTATCACATCTGCTTGCTATGCGGTGAAGAAGCCGCCCGTGAAGAACGTAAGGGATGGTGCATTGCTCAGGAATACGGCAAGGGCAACTATCAGTTCATCACAACGGCCAGTGCACCGATCGCACTCAAGCAAACCAATCAGAAACAACTTAGGGGATGATATGTCAAGTACGGAATTAGAAATCAACACGAACACCGAGCCAAGTAACAATCCGGTTCACGAGGCCATTCAGTTCTATTGGGGCGAGCGTTGCCCCGAGCACGAAGATGGTTGCCCCGTGTGTGAGGCGTGGCGTCAATACGACAACTTGCTTGCCAACAACGTCTTTGTGCATGTGCCCTTAGGTATGACGTTTGTACCGCCACGTTCATTGGCCATATTGGACGAGATCAGACCGCCCGTGGACATAGAGATGCAGAAGGCCATGATGAAGTTGATATTGGAGGAACGCAATGACTGACTTGTTATTACAAGACGAGTCCGAGGGGTACGAGCCCCAACGACTCAGCCGATGGTTTGCCAGCAAGCCGGACGCAAGGCACGTGGTGCGCAAGCATTACACAAACGAGTGGGCATGGCACGAGGCCAAGGCACAGGAACATGACGCACAGGGAGAAGAGACATGCTAACAACGTGGGAGAAACTCGAACGTGCTGTGTTGTTGGTGGCAATCATCGTGCTTATGCTCGACTTGCTGTACTGGCGACCTTACTAACACAACCTATCAGTAGGTGTGTAAACATTGACAAACGTATCATTCTATGGTACAATATATACATCGAGTGGGAATTCGCTTACTCGATGGAGTGAAAGTAAAAACCCGTTAGTGAATTCACTAACACATAATTAACTGTAAACAACTTAGGATATTATCATGAACGCTTCATCACCTGAAACCAACGTAGTTACTACGAACGCCCCATCCATCTCAACAGCGGCAATGCTAGTTGAACTCTCGATCAGCACATGGACAGGACGCAAACTGGACAAACGTGCCTCGCAAGACGTAACCGCCCAAGCCTCTGCGCAAAAGGGTGTTGCCAACGTCAATAAGAAGTTACTCGGTGACTGTGCCGAATTGGATGCGGTACAGAAGTTCACAGCCAATGCACGTAACGTGCACTACGCCATGACAATGCCATGGTCAGATACAGGTCTACGCTTATTGCCCACGACCCAATACTTCAAGTACCACAGGGAGATGACTACCCTGCAAGCGGAGTACGAGCGTCAGGTTAACGTGTTTCTGCAAGCATACGATTGGGAGATCAGCCAAGCGCAGGTCAAACTCGGTGACTTGTTTAATTCAGACGAGTACCCGACAGCGGACAGCCTCACATCTAAGTTCAAGTTCAAGATGAACTACATGCCACTTGCCGATGCGGGTGACTGGCGTGTGGACATTGGCAACGAGGCCAAGGACGTGTTAGCAACGCAGTACGAATCGTACTATGCGACCCAACTG